ATTGTCAGCAGGTCGTAGTCGCTCGAGGGATTGGTGACGGTGAATCCGAGCCAGTCCTCGACGTCGCCGATCGTGACCCAGCTGCAGGTCGGTGTGAACGTGACGGTGCCTGTTGACGTGGTGCGGGTGATGTCGTCGTTGGTGAGTGCGAACGCGATTTGGTTCTGTATGCGGACGTCGTAGTCGTACAGGTAGTCGCCCTCGTCGTCCGTGCCGAGGAACAGGAACTGCGGGATTGCGGTGACGACGACGGTGCCGGTGAACGGCGACCCAAGTCCGAATCCCGACAGCGTGATGCTGTTGCCGACCTCGACTGGTGACGATGTCAACGTGGCGATGACGCCGACGTTGTCAGTGACTTGTTCGTGTGTCGCTGTGTATGTCGCCATCAGGCAACCGCCTGACGGTCAGGTCCAGTTGACGTACTGGATTTTGGTGGTGTCGATGGCAAGCGTTGCGAAGTAGCCGCGGAACGAAATCTGTCGTCCCAGGACTTCCGGCTTGTTGATTGCCACGAGGCCGCGCTGGTTCTCGTAAATCTCGAATCCTGCGTAGCGGCCTGCAGCCGTTGCGACGATGATGCGATCGGCGCCGCCACCGGTCGCGAAGTTCTTGTCCACGACCAGTTGCAGTCCGAGCGGGTTGCCGTTCCACGACGTCGAGGTCTGTTGACCCATCGCGTTGTACGGTGCGACGCTCGGGAACAGCGGACGGTTGTCGCCGTCCACGAGTCCGCCGATCTTGGCCCACGACGCGGGGCTGACGAACATGTGGGTCGGCAGCACGTTGCTGGTCGAACTGATGGTTTTGGCAAGTGTGTAGATGTCTGCCAACAACGTTGCGGCTGTGCCGCTCCAGGTGCCTACGTTGGTCGCCGCTGCGTACAGCTGGTCGGCTGCGTAGTTGTCGGTCGCGTCGGCGTACTGGCCTGCGAGGTCCTGGAGCACGATGTCCACCGATGCGGGGTCGGTCCAGTCGATGTCCTGTTCTGACAGCAGCACGGTGCCACCAAACGTGAGTCGCGTGACGATGTTGCTCGACACGACCATCGTGGTCGACGACAGCGTTGCGAGTTCGCTCGACTGTTGCGCGACGCTGGTGTGCGTGGTGATCTCGGGACGGTTGAACGTCTTGCCTGCACCGAGCGGCATCGCGCGCGCACCGATTGCGCTGACGACAGGTCGGATGTAGTTGATGTTGTCGTACACAGGTCCGACGACCGGCACCGGCAAGAGACCTGGCGTGTCGGTGGTGATGATGTCACCAGCGGCGGCCTCGACAGGGTTGTGGTACGCCTGGTGGTCGGCGATCAAGCGGTTGACGGATGCGATTGCCTCGCCGCCGCGCACGTACGCGCTGATCCACTCTGACGCTGACGGCAGACGTCCTGGCACTTTGCGCGCCTCGGCCCAGATTGGCGCCTTCGGTGATTCGGCTGGCTTTTCGTTGGTCGGTTCGTTTGACATGGTTTGCTCCTTGTCGGTTGTCACTACCTTAGCCGCTGCGATGCTGTCAATGGTGGCACCTACGAACGCAGGCTCCGCCACGATCGACAGTTCTTTCCAGTCGGCTTTGCTGATGACCAGGACGCCCTGGTCGTTGTATTCGGCCTCGACTGGTTCCACGCCGACGCTGACCGAGTCCAGGGCGCCGTCCTTGATGAGTTCAATCACGTCGTCGCCGGCCTTTGTGGCGCTGATGCGTGCGCTGTAGCGCATTTCGTCGTCGTCGTCCATGCGTGCGGTGACGACGCCGATGATGCGGCTGGAGTCGTGCGACTCGAGCAGGCGCGGCGCCTTGCCGTCGGTCGGCAGCGAGCCTTTGAGGAACATGACGCGCTCGCCTCCGAGCACGGTGGCCTCGACGTTGTAGGGAACCGCGACGCCTTCGATGGTGCGTGACGGTGCGTCGCCTTCGGCTGCCGCGACTTTGACGGTGGATTGCGTGAGGTAGATCATGTTTCCAGCGTACGACATCGCTTGCCCGCGATTGGTGGATTGCTCGTGCTGTCGCAGCACCTTTGCGACCCAGCCGACTGCAGGGTCGCCGCCCCATAGCGCCCAGGCGATGCGACCCGCCGAAGGGTAGCCAGGTTCACCAGGCGAGAATCCTTCGCCTTGCTTGTCGGCTTCGTGCCGCGCCAAGTAGGAGCTCATGCGGTTGATCGTGTCGATGCTGAGCATGCGCCGGTTGCTGATGTCGCGTGCGCGCGCAACACCAATCTCGGTGCCGCCTCGGTTGTATTCGCGTCGCCAGGCAAGACCGCGAGCGGCTTCCTCCGCCATCTCCTGCGTCGGACGGTAGGGCATTAGTCAGCGATGGGTGTGCCAGGGGTGACGGATGTGCCAGTGCCCGCCGGCGAGGGCAGCCCACCGGCGGGACCAGACACGCCGTTGTCCTCCAGGTAGGAGTCAACGTCGAGTTCGATGTAGCGTCCGCGCGGCGTCACGCTGTTCAGTGACAGCGTCTGTTCAATGCAATCGATGTACGGTTTTGCGCCGAACAGGTACAAGTCCTGGCGTGCCTGTTGTGCGTTCTGGTAAGTCATGCCGCTGCCTGTCGGAGCTCCGACGAGGTACGGCGGGATGTTTGCGACGCGCGCCAACTCGAGCGCCTGGTAGGTGCGTGCGCTGACCAGTTCCAACTTGCTCGGGTCGATGTTGGATTCCTTCCATTCGACGTACTCGTTGAGCGCGGCGACGCTTGATGTGAGTCGCGCCTCCGACCAGGCGGCTGCCAGGTCGGTGAGTTCTTGTCCTGACATCGGTTCGCCGCCTGTCTGTTTCAGGTAGCCGGCTGGAACCTCCATCGTTGCGAAGCGTTCTGCGGCCTGATCGAGTCGGACTGCGGTGTTGATTGCGCGTGAACCTGTGACGAGCAGCGCGGGAATCGGCGAGAGAAACTGCACAACGTCGCGCGTCTCAAGTTGTATGCCCTGAAAATAGATTTGCGACGAGGGTCCCCACCATTGCGGACCGGCTTGGTCCCAGGTCGTGACGTCGGCTGCGGGAATCCATGTGAACGCGGTTGGGAATCCGTTGGCGCCGCGTTGCGTGACGACCCAGAACGCGCGACCGTAGAACATCAGGTCGTCGGCGGTGAACGACATGATGAAGTTGCGTGTCACGTTCGGGTCTGGGTTCTGGAACCAGGTGTCGGGCGGCAGGTCGACGTATTCGTAGTTGTCGTCGTTGAACACGCGCGCATACTGTTTGATTTCTAGGCAGCCGATCATGCCGCAGATCAGGTCGCGTGCGCGACTGATGGTCGGGTTGCGTAGCGCGACGGTGCGGTCGGCGCCTGTGGTGTAGTTGATGAAACTGCCGACCAGCGGGTTGCCTGCCGCACCGGCTGCGGCCTTGACTGCAGGTTCGACAGGTTTGCGCGTGAACAGTGCCATGCGTACAGATTAGGCGACTTGACGTGGCTTTGCGGTGCCAACGATGGCGCGTCGCACTGCGGGCGCTGGTCGTGACGCAATGCCTGCGGCCCACACGAGGCAGCGTGCCAGCTCAATCGGGCCTGGCGACTTCGTTGACGACAGGGCGATGGCGCCTGTTGTGCGTACCGCGACCGCGCGACCAACGTGCTCTGCGAGCATCGTCTCGCCGGTGTGCCACAGTCGCCGTTCCTGCAGGGTTTGTTTGACGACGGCGGTGAACCTGCAGATTTCGTTGTAGCCGACGATGATGCGTCGCCGTTGTATGTCGGTCGGGCACGACACGTCGAGCGTCGGCGTGATCGCTAGGACGAGTTGCGGGTTGTCGGCGATTTGTTTGTGTACCGACTCCCAGCAGGCCGCAATGGTGTCGACCATGAACGCGACGGTTGCGGTCATTTGTCCGTGACTGTTGACGTTGACGCGCACGCCGACATACCTGCCGTCGTCCATGCTGACCTCGACTGCCATGACGCCGCCTGGCTGCGGCGGCGATTTGGCGTGCAGCTCCTGCCACAGTCCAGGCTGCAGCCACGACTGGTCAGTTTGGGTCCATAGGTTCACACTAGAGCGCAGGAACGCGGCACGGTTGGGTGCGTGCGATTCGGCCTCCAGTGATTCGAGCGTGATCGTGTGTCCGAGCGCTGGGTTGGCGTACGCCCAGGCGTCGGCGGTCATTGGGTCGACGTCTGGCGGCGGTGAGTATTCCGCCAGGTAGATGCCGACGTCGTCGCCGGTGTCGATGCCGCGCAATGCGGCCTCGCGCCATCGCAACATTGCGACTGATTCCTCGGTGCCGGCGGTGGAGTAGAACAGCGCAAGCGGATTTGACACGGCGCGTTGCGTCGGCATGAATCCGATGTCAAGACTGTCGGAGTCGATGCCCCAAAGCTCGTCGCCGATCAGCACGTCGACGCCTGACAGGCCGTGCGGCGCCGACGGTCGCGCGGCCTTGACCATCCACTTGCTCAGATTGATGACAACCTGAGTGCGTCCGTACGACCACGTCGGCACGGCGCCAAAATGTTTCTCGAGCACAGGCGCCAAGTCCTGGAACATTGCGACCGCGATGTCCAGCCGGTGCGCGAACGACACGATGCGAACAGGCCGCTTGATGATTTGTGCGTATTCGGTCAACAGCCAACCGATTGTGGCGGCGATGCAAACACTCTTGCCCTGTTGACGCGCGGTAGACACGAGCGCAACACGGTTGCACCAGCGGCCCTGTGCGTCGTACGACAACTGTTGCCGCAAAACGTGCTGCTGCCAGGGCATCAACGTCACGCCCAGGTAGTCGAGCGCCCACTTTGTCACGGCAGGCCCATACGAACCGGCAGCATCCGACACGATCGTTTCCAATCGCGGCAAGTCATGACGGTTGTGTGCGGAATCCTTTGGTTTCTTGGGCAAGACAGAGTTTGATGGGCGTCGGGGGCTTCTCTGCTTTGCATCCAAACGAACTGGCTTGTCGGAGGGGGGTCGCTTGCGTGTGGGCTGTCGCTTTGCGTTGCCGTACCTGGCGCCGCGTCGACCGTTGCACGTCGCGCATGACGGTACGAGGTTGTCGAGTGTGTCGTTGCCGCCTTTGTCGTACTCGATCAGGTGGTCGGCCTGTGTTGCTTTGCGTTTCTTGCACCAGTGGCAGGTAGGTGCGTCGCGTAGTAGTTCTGCGCGGTTGCGTTTGTATTGCGCGGTTTGTTTGCGGCGGCCTCGGTTCTTGTTTGGCATGGGGGACTACCGCTGACGCGCTTCGCTTGTCCTGGCGCCCTCGCTGCGCTCGGTTGCCCTCGGCGCAACGTAGCGAGGTTGCTGTCGTGTCCGGTCGTGCTGCCCTGTTTTGGTTTGTGCGTTCATGGTGTTGTTGTGTTGCATCGACTTTACTGCGGGGCGGCCCCTGGGTCCCGCTCCGTCCGACTTACGCTCGGGTCACACTGCCGCGTCGCCGTTCTTGCGCGCGGTCTTGCCATGCCTG